GGCGTCGTGAGTTCGGGCGGGGCGGCACCGAGATCGGCGTGGCCCGTGCCCGCGACATCGCCAACGGTCGGCCGCTGTCGCTCGACACCGTCAAGCGGATGGCGAGCTACTTCGCCCGGCACGAGGTGGACAAGCAGGGCGAAGGCTGGAGCCCCGGTGAGGACGGCTACCCGTCTGCCGGCCGCATCGCGTGGGCACTGTGGGGCGGCGATCCCGGCCGCGCCTTCGCCAATTCGATCACCGAGGAGGCCAACGCATGAGCGCACTCACGCTCCGGGCCGATGTGCAATTCCTCCGGGCCGACGACGGCGAGGGTGAGGCACTCACCACGCCGCGGACGCCGCGGTTTTCGATGGTCGGCTACACGGGCGGGATCATCCGCCAATCGTGGAGCCGCGAGCCGATCGTGATCGACCTCGCCGGCATGTCGGTTCCGGCGGTGGTGCCGATCGTCTTCGGCCACGACTACTCGCTCGAGTCCGTCCTTGGTCAAGGCTCTGCCTCTCTCGGCACCGAGCTGGTGATCGACGGCGCGATCCTCGCCGACAGCGAGGCCGCCGGCCAGGTCGTGAGGCTCGGCGACAAGGGCTACCAGTGGCAGGCCTCGGTCGGCGCTGACGTGGACGAGCAGACGCTCGTCGCGGCCGGCGACACCACCACCGTCAACGGCCGGACCTTCGAGGGTCCGGTCCGGATCGTAACGCGTTCCACGCTGCGGGAATGCTCGTTTGTAACGCTCGGGGCCGATGCAGCGACGGCCGTCACCATTACCGCCAGTCAGGCGGGGGAGTCTCCCATGAACGACGAGACGAAGGCCGCCGACGGGATGCCGACGGGGCCGGTCGAGAGCCAGGACGGCGGCGCGATGCCGACCGGGCCGAGCGACGTGGCGAGTGCCGCTCCGAAGATCGACGTGCAGTCGATCCGACAGCAGGTCGTCGCCGATGTGAAGGAGGAGCTGCTGAAGACCCTCCGTGAGCAGCGAGGGCCGGCGATCCATGCCAGCAAGCCGGCGGTCGACGAAGAGCAGGTGACGATCGCCGCCGCGGCGATGGTCGGCGGGCTCAACGTCGAGAAGGACTACTCCGAGCCGGTGCTCGAGGCCGCCCACAAGCGGTCGCGGAACATCGGCCTCCAAGAGATGATCGTCGCCGCTGCTCGCAAGGGTGGCTACGACGGGTCGAGCCGGGTGTCGGCGTCGAACCTCCGGCCGCTGCTGGCTGCCGCGTTCGCCACGCACTCGATCTCGAACATCCTTGCCGCCACGTACGGCAAGTATTTGCTGGCCGGCTTCGAGGCGGTGGAGTCCACGTGGGAGGCGATCTCGACCATCCGTCCTCTCAGCGACTTCAAGGCTGCGACCGGTGTGCAGCTCGGTGGCGGCTTTGTCTACGAGGAAGTCGGGAACGACGGCAAGCTCAAGTCTGCGGACGCGAGCGACGCCACCCGGACGATCCAGGCGAAGACGTACGGCCGGATGTCGAGCATCACCCGCCAGGACATCATCAACGATGACCTCGGGGCGCTGACTCAGGTTCCGCGTCGGCTTGGTCGCGGTGCGGCTCTGCGGTTCAACTCGGTGTTCTGGACTGCTTTCCAGGCGGACAATGCCACGTACTACCAAGGCGCTTCGGCTGCCGCTGGCAACAACCTTGCCATCGGCTCGCTCGAAACGGCCTACGCTTCGTACGGGCAGTTGACCGATCCGGACGGCAATCCGCTCGGCGTGACCCCGCAGATCCTGCTCGTGCCGAAGGGTCTGGCGATCACGGCTCGGAAGCTCAACAGCTCCGCGTCGCTGCTCGTGTCGGCTCTCGGAAGCACGTCGGCGAAGGTCTTGGAGCCGCAGGCCAACGTGATGCAAGGGCTGCTCGATCCCGTCGAGTCGTCCTACCTCACCACCGCCTCGACTGCCTCGCAGTCGACGTGGTGGCTCGTGGCGAATCCGAACGACATCGCCGCGATGGAAGTCGGGTTCCTCAACGGTCAGCGTGCCCCCACCGTCGAGCAGGCGGATGCCGATTTCGACACCCTCGGCATCCAAGTCCGCGGGTACTTCGATTTCGGTGTCAGCAAGGGCGAGAGCCGCGCGGCTTACCGCATGGCGCACGCCTGATCCACGCCCGCGTAATCCGTGCCCGGCGGGCCTGGGATGTCCAGGCCCGCCGGGATGACGCTCACCACAACAACCCGATTCCGGAGTTCTTTTCATGCCTACTCTGAAGCAGTCCGAAACCGATGTCTGGGATTACACGCCGACCGTGGCTCGTGCCGCGGGCGACCTCGTGATTCTCGGCAAGGTCGTCGGCGTCGTCTGCCGGCCGATCGCTGCCAACGCCAAGGGGGCGATTGCCGTCCGCGGCGTCTTTACTTTCGACAAGGTCACCGGCGGTGCTCTGACCGCTGGCAACGTGGCGTATCTGCACTCGAACCTCAAGGTCACCGGCTCCTCGACCACGACCGGCATCGCCGGGCTCGTGGCCGTCGACGCTGCCGCCGGTGACACCACGGTGGATGTGTCGATCAACCACGGCATGCTGTACGACCTCAACGTCAGCGGCCCCGCCTGATCGTGATTCATACCGCAAGCCGCCGGCGGTCGCCTCTCCTCGGGCACCGCCGGCGGTCTTGTGTGCGGAGGTGACACGTGGCCGACATGCTCTCCGACGGTGCGTCGTGGCTCGCCGATCAGCTCCAGGCGTCGGCGTCGCTCAACTGCGCCTACCGCCGTGGGGCGAATACGGCACAGTTTGCCGCCACGATCGGGAAGTCGATGTTCGAGGCGAGCGGTCAGAACGGCGTGACGGAGCAATGGGAGAGCCGCGACTACATCGTGAAGACGAGCGACCTGCCGTACGGCGAGCCGCGCCGCGGTGACCTGATCGTCGAGGATTTGAACGGCGTGTCGATGTTCTACGAGGTGACCGCGCCGAGGGGCGTGCCGCTCTTCCACTACGGGGACGCGTTCCAAAAGCTCGTCCGCATCCACACGAAGCAAACCGACCGCGACATCACCTACATCATCACCGAGCAGGGCGATGAGATCGTTGTCCCGCTGACCGCTCAGGACTGACGCCATGCCACTGCAAAAGCGCGTCGATCAACTGCCGGCAGCGACGGGCGTGACCGGCACGGACTTGATCATCCTCTCGCGGCCGTCCGGCCCGACGGGCACGGTGGGCACGCGGTCGGTGCGGCTCTCGCAGCTCATCACGTTCCTCGAGGCCAACGGCGGAGCCACGGGTCCGACGGGTGCCACCGGGGCGGCTGGTGCGGCGTCGACGGTCACCGGCCCGGCGGGTGCGTCTGTGACCGGCCCGACGGGTGCGGCCGGCAGCCAGGGCGAGCGGGGCGACACCGGACCCGCGGGTGTGGCCGGCAGCAACGGTGCGGCGGGTGCGGCCGGGGAGCGTGGCGATACCGGCCCGACGGGCAGTCCGGGCGATCCGGGTCCGGCGGGATCGAACGGAGCCGCGGGCGATCGCGGCGATACCGGACCGACGGGAAGCCCCGGAGCTGCTGGCAGCAACGGCGAGGCCGGCGCTACGGGTGCGACCGGCCCGGCCTATCAGACGACCGTCACCGGCGTCTCACTTTCGGGGACGGGAACCTACAACCCGCTGGCCTTGGATTCGTCCTTTGACTGCTACTACCTCACGCTCGCAACCGGTGCGGCGATTCAAGCCTTGTCGATTACCGGCCCGACCGGCGCGACAAAGCTACTGCTGAACATCGGAACCACCGGAGTCGCGACGTTGAATCACGCAACCGGGGCAAACGCAAACGCACGGTTCGCAACCGTCGTGCAGGGCAATATCCAGCTCACGACTGGCGGCGGCGCGACCGTTATTCAGTACGACGGAGCCGCCTGGCGGGTGCTTTGATGCCTCTCCCGCCATTCGCAGCCGCGCATTTTACCCATCCGGAAGCGGTGGACTGGGCGCGTCGCGTCTCGACGAACGGCGGGACGATCTCGACGACGGTGCTGCGGGCAGCCTCGGACTTCTGTGCGGCCATAGACAGCGGTGGCCTTCGCGGCCGATTCGTACGTCTCAACCTGTTCGCGGGTGGGAATCTATCGGGTGCTCTGGTCCCTCTTTACCGCGCGACATCCTTCGGCGGGGCGGTCGTCGGCAACGCGACTGACACCAACAACAATTTCGTGTCCGGCGATTTTGTAGAGACGGGATCGTCAGGCGGGTTGTCAGGCAATGGCACGAATAAATACCTGCTGTGCGGTGGGGTACTGGCGAGCGTCAACAGAGCAGACAGCCATGCGGCGGCATACGGATTCAATCTCACCTCGCCAAGCACCGGCGACAGGATCTTGATGGGCGCGGAGAGTGCGTCTGGCGCTGGAATT